TTCAGCATTAGCCCTCAATCGCAGCCTGCACAGATGCCATGTCCTCGTCGGTCCAGAAGTCTTTGGCGATCATAAGTTCCAGATGCTCGACATTCCGGGAAACGACGGTCTCATCATCTGCGTAATCGTCCGGGTTTGCCCGTGCGGCATTGATTAGCGCAACGCTGTCCAGCATGGCGGAGTATGCTTGTGCAATTTCTTCTTCAGTCATGCCAGTTTTCCTTTCAAAGTTTCAACTTCAACCTTCAGTTCTTTGATGGCGTTTACCAATACTGGGATAAGTTCTTCGTTCGTCATTCTCAGCTTGTCGGGGTCTTCATTGTCAACAATTACGTTGTTTTCCCCCTCAATGGCTAGGACGTCTTGGGCTAGGAACCCATAGTGTTTATTGCCGTTCGTTTCTTCCGTGTCACGATCCACACGGAACTTGTAGCTAACAGGGTTAAGCTGCTCTACGAAGTCCAGACCATGCTGCATTGGCTCAATCTGGGTCTTGTCACGCTCGTCAGAAACCACGGTCCAAGCGACTTGGACATAGGCGTTAGTAACAGCGGTATGCCCCATGACGACGCGGTTGTTTTCTGTTGTTGGGTCGAAGACTGGTAAGTAGGAGCCACCGGAGGTGCGGAACGCCGCACCAAAATTACCTGAGCCGGTGGTGTTGTTGCTAAGCGCCTGAAGACCAACAGCTACGTTGTCACTGCCTGTGGTGGTGTCGTAGAGCGCCTGAAGACCAAGAGCTACGTTGTTGTCGCCTGTGGTGTTAGTGCGGAGCGCCTGATGGCCAAGAGCTACGTTGTTGTCGCCTATGGTATTAGAGTAGAGCGCCTCATATCCATTCGCTGTGTTGCTGACACTTTCGGTGTTAGAGTAGAGCGCCCGATAGCCAGTTGCCGAGTTGCTGCTGCCTGTGGTGTTAGAGCGGAGCGCCTGAAAGCCATTCGCTACGTTGGTATCGCCTGTGGTGTTAGAGTAGAGCGCCTCAAGGCCATTCGCTACGTTTTTGCTGCCTGTGGTGTTAGAGAAAAGCGCATTAGTGCCTGTCGCTGTGTTGTTGCTGCCCGTGGTGTTAGAGTAGAGCGAATTAAAGCCAACAGATACGTTGCTGCTGCCCGTGGTGTTGGTGTAGAGCGCACGTCGACCATTTGCTACGTTGTTGTTGCCTGTGTTGTTGTAGAGCGCCTGATAGCCCGTTGCCGAGTTTTGGAGGCCTGTGGTGTTAGAGTAGAGCGCCTGATAGCCCGTTGCCGAGTTTTGGGTGCCGGTGGTGTTAGAGTAGAGCGCTTGAAGGCCATTCGCTACGTTTTGGATGCCTGTGGTGTTAGAGTAGAGCGCCTGATAGCCATTCGCTACGCTGTTGGTGCCTGTGGTGTTAGAGCGGAGCGCCTGAAAGCCATTCGCTACGTTGTTAGCGCCTGTGTTGTTGTAGAGCGCCTCATAGCCATTCGCTACGTTGTTGTTGCCGGTGCTATTAGAGTAGAGCGCCCGATAGCCCGTTGCCGAGTTGTTAGCGCCTGTGGTATTGCTTGTTAGCGCTTGAGTGCCAAGGGCTGTGTTTGATGCTACCCCGCTGCCGCCGCGACCAATATCTACGCCGTTGACATCAATATCGCCTGTGTCTCTCGCAGTGAGGACAGTAGTACCCGCAACTTTTATTAGTAGCTTAGGATCGCTGCCCTCGCTGTTGATGTCAGTGTTAATCACTAGATTTCCGACGCCAGAGTTGGCGTCAATCTCATGATCTACACCTGTGCTTGTGTCCGTCAGTTTGATGAAAGGGTCCGCTGCGGAAAGAGTTAAAGCCCCCGTTATATCAACGCCGCCGCTTGTGGTGTTTAACTTCTCTGCACCGTAGTAGAAAAGTTGGGCTTCGCCAGTAGAGCCGTCAGCGCGGAAATAGTCAGCAGTGCCGCCTGAGCCGTCGTCAGAAATTATTCGAACGTCTCGGTCATCTGCGAGGTTACGTATCAGCAGGTCGTTAGTGATATTGCGGATGTCACCGTTGCTGGTGTTATGCTCAATGATCAGGTCGTTGCTATCGCCAAAGCGCAGTTCTACGTTGTCGGGAAGCGTTAAGCTATGACCGGCTTGAACCTCCACATCTCCGTCAAGCTGGATTAAGTCTCCATTAACACCGCCAGACATGATGCGTGATTCGACAGTTCCAGCGGCATTTGTGAACTCAATGCGGCTGTTTTGGGTGTCTGCTGTAGGCTGAAGCCGAACCTGTGGGGTAGAACCCTTAATGTGAAGTTCTGTACTGGGATCAGTTAAGCCAATGCCGACATAATTATCGTCTGAGATAGTGACTACATCTGTTCCAGCCACGGCAAAGCGCATTTCAGCGATGCTGCCTGTCCCCTCGGCATTAAACTGGAACCCGACGTTGTTTACGCCGCCAACAGAAAGCTCGTTAAGCTGAAGCGCACGGTCATAAACAGTACGATTGCCGCCGAACTTAGCCAAAAGCCCGTTTGACGCGCCTACTACGTTCAGCCCGTCAGCAGTTCCCCCTGTCACGGCTGAGGTGGTTCCAAGTGTGGCACTGCCATCGGTTGCTAGGTCACCACTTACATCAACGTCGCTGTCAATTGTGACACCGCTGCCAAAAGTCGTCTCGCTGACCGTGTTGGTCGTAATTGCCTGACCGCTATTCACAACGATGTCGTTGGAACCTGTCGTATTGCCGTTAGCTAGAACCTCGGAAAGCTCGTTATTCGCGCCGACCTGTGTATCCACATATGATTTGATTGACTGCTGCGTTGCCAATGCTGTCGCGCTGTTAGAAGACATGTTGTCTTCGTCTAGGATCGCGGTCACCGACACGCTGCCCAAACGCAGGCTGTCGAAGTACGCATTGTTAAATACGTTCGCCGCTACCGCACCAGAACCGGCACCGTCGAAGAAAACAACCGCAGTCGTTCCCGCAGGAACCTCATAATCATTACTCGCGCTGTACGTGCCTTGAAACAGGATAATGCTGCGCGACCCAGACAGACTGTTGCGAACGTAAATGATCTTTTCGGCATCGTTGGGCGTCAACTGCACATAGGCCGTGGCACCTAAGTCGGAACCATCATTAAAGATAACGATGCGGTTGCGACCATTGGATGTCGCACCATCACTAATCGGCAGATCGTTCGGAGAACCAGACGAGCCCGCCGAAGGCAAAGTGACCGTAACCTGACCGTCAAGAGCGGCATCAACCAAGCTCAAATTTGTATTCGTTGTATCGCCCCACGTGCCGGACTGTTCACCGGTTGAGATCAGCTCGATACCGTTATTCAGTGTATATGTACTAGGCATTTTCTAAAACCTTATGCTGCAACCCGTGTCCAACTCGGCGACTGCGAAGGTGTCTCGCCTGACCACCCGGGGGATTGGGTCGGTGTCGTGGGCGCAAAGCCCGATGTCTGCGTCGGCGTTTCCTCACCCCAAGTAGGCGACTGCGACGGGTTGGTAGGAGTATAACCCGGATTTTGATTTGGAACAATATGTCCCCATACAAGGACAGGGGACACGAAACCCGTGGCTTCTGCGCCCGTAACGGAAACATCCGCATTTGCTCGTACAACAACGTCACCAACGGAAGAGGTAGCTTCCAGCCCCGTAACATCGACATCTACAAAGATGCCAACAGAAACCTCGCCAACCTCGCCGTCAGCTTCCAACCCTGTGAGAGAAACGTCTGCTTTCGCAACAACAGTCACCGATCCAACAGAGGCCGTCGCACCTAGCCCCGTCGCTGAGACAATCGCATCCGCGGTGACCGTCGCGGAACCAACGTTCGCCGTTGCCTCAAGCCCCGTCGGTGTAACGTTTGCTATGCCCGTTACCGCGACAGACCCAACACTACCGGTAGCCGACGAACCTGTAACGGATACATCGGCGTTTGCCTTTACCGTGACAGACCCAACGTTTGCTGTCGCCTCAAGTCCAGTCGTAGGAACATTAGCCTCGGCAACTACTGTTACCGAGCCAACCTGACCGGCGGCTCCATCGTTGGTAATTGAGCCTTCGCCAAAAGCTACTTGTCCCCATGTTCCCCGACCCCAGCCGGAAAAGGGGACGACAACGTCCGACATTACGCGATCCGAATAATCGCGTTACTCGAGTCCGCGGTTGGGAATACAATCGTAAAGTCACCCGCCGTTGACGTCTTGTCGGCACCAAAGTCCAGCACCACAACCGCACGGTTGCTGTTGGTTGAATTGTAGATCAACGCGCCACGTGCTGTGATCGTCGCTGTACTAAACGTTAGGTCGTTGAAATCACAAAAAGCCGTCGTACTCGACGTTGTTGGGTCAACGTTTGTCAACGTGCCACCACCTGCTGTGTAGCCCGTGCCACTGATCTCATTCGTCGTTGCATACGCAGTCGTAGACGCGTTCAACGTTGCGCTGCTGGTGTACAACGCGAGTTTGAATGTGTTACCACCAGAAGCGTTGAAGTCGTGCAAACCCTCAAGAAGCTCTTTCTTGAAAGATGTACACATGTAGTTTCCACTAAAAGCCATGTACCTTACCCTTTCTAAACGAAACTTACTGTTTCGGCCTGATCACCTTGCCAGTTCTGTACTCGTCGGTAACCTCTTTGGACTCGCCGAACATCTTCAGTCCCGTGATTGCTTCCATAAAACGTTTCTCATATTGAGCCATCACGTCCTGCTCACCCTTCATATAGATATACGCCTCAATCAAGGAGCCGTACAGCAACGCCAATTCGGCATTTTCACTTAGCCAAGTGGTGCCTGAACCCGATCCCGCCGTCAAACTGGCCGGTCGATAAAAATAATGCAGCTCTACAGCGTAATTCGAGTTCGGAGTGGGCCCCAAAACGAAGTTATCGACGTCAAAAACAGCGTAATATCGCGGATTTCCCGTAGTAGTTGCGTCTGGATTGAAAGATTGAACGAAATCCACGTCTTTAAAGTCTAAAAACACGTGATCGCTGTCTGAATCTACAAAAGAAAGCGAAAATGGAGCCAAAAAATCGCTTGGACAGGCCAAATACTTGTTTGAAGCCGTCAGGGTGCCGTTCACATTCTTCCGAAACAGGCTTAACTGCACATTTTTAAGGATGCGCTCTTCCGACTGGCGGATAAACAACGGCAAATTGGTCACAAAGGACGTTTCGTCGTTCTCTGTGTAGTCCTGAATGGCCTGTTTTAGTTCATCGTATGTAAAGCTCATGACGTACTCACCGTAACTTGCCCAACTTTACCAAATGCCTGTGGCGGACGTAGGTTTGGTG